GCCCGTCGGGGCACAAGGCGATGCCTCAACCCGATATCGAAGCGGGATCAGTTCCTTACGGGAGGATAAGTGGCGGACAGGGAGGGATTTCGATGGAACCGAGAAAGCCGATTTTTACGGGTTTTTCGCCGCCTTCGTTGCACAAAATGTTGTACGTTCTGTTACTCGGACTCTAACCCTCATTCGATCCACCTACCCGCCGTCGCCACTCCATCGGAACCCGCATATCAGGCAGCATCTCGTCCCGTCCGCCGGAGATCAAGGTCAGCCCCGTGAGGGAAGGCGGAAGGTCGGGCGGCAAGGTGCTGCCGAGATCGGGACAATAACCGCCACAAGGCACGTCCCTCAGGACAGGGCGGCCGTTGCGCTTGCGCGGCCGATGCGGGCAGTTGCCATGGAACAGGTCGAGGAGCCGGCCGATCGTCTCTGTCGCCCCGTATTTCTCCGCCAGCAGCGCCAGCCTGACGTTCGAATAGGTACGGCAGCGGGTGCAGGCGAAGCGAACGACGACCCACGGGTAATATTGCAGCGTCGTATGCGGCCCGGGCGGATGATCCTGACGTGACATGACTTCTGTCCTCGGCTATGAGAACAAAATCAGAACACGAGGCGGGAGAGTCAAGCCATGGCCGAGATCGAGACCTTCGTCATCCAGCCCTTCCACATCCATAGAAAGAAGCTGAAACCGTCCCAGCCCTCACCGGCCAGGTCGCGGCATCAGGCGCTCGCCGACGGCCGCCGCATAGCGGGCAGCCGGCCGGGCGCCGCGGTGCTGCGCGTCGTCGCCGACGACGAGACCGGCGAAGCATCCTCGGTCGAGGTCATCGAGCGCTTCGGCGAGATACCGGAAGAATTCGAGGAGAGCATTCGCGCCTTGTGATCCGGCGCGAAACGAAAAAAAGGGCCGGGCCCCTTTCGGAGCCCGGCCCAAGTTCAGGGAGGAAACGCCCAAGGAGGGCAGCCGGTTAGGCCGGCCAGGCCATCGCCGAGGCGATTTTGGTGCGGTTAGTCGGCCGGCGTGAAATCGAGGTAGTAGGCCTTGCCCTTCTCGAATGCATCGATCGCGGCCGGGTTCGTGATCGTGATGCTCAGCGATCCCGAGGGGGTATATTTGCTCCAGCTCTTGTTGACCTCGCCGTCGCCATAGGAGCCGAACACAGGCTTCATGGTGATGGTCGCTATTGATCGGTGCCGGGCACATCGCTGTGGCGGATGTCTTCGACGAAGAACTTGGCGCGGACGTTCATGGTCTTCTCCTTTGTAGCGCCGGAAGCCGCCGGCGCGGATCGGCCATCGCCGAATGGGTGCTAGCGCCTGGCAGCGATGTCCCTCACCGCCTGCTCCAGCGCCTTCAGCCGCTCGTCATTGCGAGCCATCTGCGCGTCGAAGCTCTGCGCCTGGTCGATAAAACGGCTGTTGCTTGCGGCCATCTGCTCGACCAGCCCGAGGCGGACACGATCCGACGCCTGATCCCGCTGGATGTTCTGGATCGAGCCGTTGAGCGCGGTCACGCTGTCCGCCTGCCCCCGGGTCGATAAAGCCACCTGCGCGATCGAGGCCTCGGCCGACTGGCGCGTGGACTGGACTTGCGCGGTCACGGATGTCGTCGCGGCGCCGACCTGCATCGCGATGACGAACCAGAGGCCGCCAAGCAGGATCGCCGTCGCCGAAACCGCCCCGAAGATCAGGCCGGCGATCTGCGGAAAGGTCATGCGAGCGGCGCGATGCGCCTTCCGATCCTCGTCGGCCTTGGCTCGCCACTCGTCGCGGAACGCGGCAACGTCGTTCTTGACCTCGGTCATTCCCGCCTTGAGCAGGACGATCTCGGTTTCGACGTTGGAGCGCCATTGCAGATCGGCTGCCTCCGCCATCAGCGCTTCTTTCCGAAGCCGATCGAGGGCGCGATCTCTTTCAGGGTGTGGCCGCCGTTGAACACCGCGAGCCAGGTGAGCGTCACCGATCCCCAGGCGCTCACGATCTCAGCCATCGGCAGCATCGGCACGATGCGGCCGCCCCCGAAGATGCCGGCGAGCAAGATGATAGCCCATCCGGCGATGATCAGCGCCTGCCACGCGCCGCGCCAGAACTGCCAGGCGCCGAAGCCCCGCTCGATCTCGGCCCGCTGCGCCTCGATGGCGCGATCGGCCTCGGCCTGCCAGATCGGGATCATCGCCGGCGCAGCCTGCTCGACCTGCGCGACGATCGCAGGAGCCTCCGGCTTCTCCTCGATCGCGGCCTTTACGGCCTCCGGCGTCGCCTCGGTGCCGAGCTTGCCGGCCAGCGTCTCGATCACCTTGCCGGCGACGCCGCCGATCGCCGTTCCGGCCGGGCCGCCGATGGCGGTTCCGATGATGCCGCCGAGCTGCGGAGCGCCCAGCTTGAAGAGCTCGCCAGCGAGCGAGCCTAATGTGGTGGCGATGTCCATGGTCATGCTCCGAGAGCGCTCTTGAGGCCGGCCCAGAAGCGGGCAAACCAACCGGGCCGCGGCGCAGCCTCGGCCGGATCGGGGGCCGGCAAGGGAACCGGGATCGGCTCCGCCGGCGGAATGATGGGGACAACGATGGAAGGCAATTCCGATGGCGCAGGCGGCAGCGCGTCCGCAGGGATGGCCGGCGTCGGAGCCGGGGGCGTCGGCGGCCAGGGCGTATCCTTGATTTTCGCCCATTTCGCGAAGGCCGCCGCCAGCTTCGCATCATAAGCGTTCTTGGCGTAGCCGGAGCCGTTGTAGCCGCGGGCGAAGCCGGCCCAATCATGGCGGCGCAGTTCGTCGTCGAGGCCGTTTGCGACGATGAAGCGGATCATCGCCTCAAGATGATGCTCCTCGTCTTCGGCGAAGGCCTCGACCATGGCGCGGGCGCTCGGATAGCCGGCAGCGGCATGGTTGAAGCCCATGATCTGGCCGAGTCCCCAGCTCGTCGCATTGAGCGCGACCGTCTCGTCGATCTCCAGCGCCTTCAGGATGCGCGGGTAGCTGTCCTTCGGATAAGGCTTCTCGCCCCATTTCGGATAGGCGAGGCCCTGAGAGACGAGTTGCGCCCGGACGGCGCCGCTCGATAGCGCATAGGCCTTGTGCGGCTCATAGAGCGCCTTGACGCGTCCCTGCGCATCGAAGCCGGAGCCGGAGGCCTCGACGTCGAGCACCGCGTGGATTTCATCCTCGCCGACACCGATCAAGGCCCCGACGCGGGGCAAATCGATATCGTCAAGCCGCCTTGCGGCGCCCTTGAACGTCACCATGGATTATCTCCGCTCCTGATGCGGAAGAGCGCGCCAAATCTCCTCGCCCATCGGCTGAGGCGGCGCGCAGGCATGCAGAAGCGCGAGCGCGACGGCGCCCGCCAAGATGATGCGGATCATGGAAAGACCTCTCAGGCTGAGACGATCAGGACGCCCCAGAGCGCGCCGATCGCGAGCTCGGCGCGGAGCCAGTCAGAGGCTCCGATTGGGCGGAACAGGACGTGGTAGGCGACGGTGGAAACCGCGGCGAAGGCCGGCGCGCCGATCCAGAAATCAGGCCGGCCGGATAGCCAGGCGACAGCGATCGTCGCCGGAAGCGCGAAGAGCATCCGCGCGAACACAGGCATGATCGAGCCGGGGAACATCAGCAGCGCGGCCTCGACGAAGTCTGGACTGCGATCAGGCCGCTGGCCGCCGACGCGCAGCAGGATATGCCCCCAACCCCAGACCGACCAGAATGCGTAGCCAGCAGCGAAGGCCAGAGCGATCGGCCACGGTTGAACGATCAGCGCGACGGCTCCGACAGCCGGGGCGACATAGAAGAGAGTTCGACCGGGAAAGCGCTTGGCCGCATCATGGCGGAAGCTCACGCGCATCCAGCGATCATCGCCACGCACGCGGTTAAGGGCAGCGCAAAAGGCGACGACAAGCGCCGATAGGAACAGCACGCTCATGTTGGCCCCAAGCCTTGGGTTACGTCAGGATGCGCTCGGATTGGCGCTGCCGGCCTTCGGCTTTCGACTGTCCTTGCCGGCGGTGCCGGTCGGCTGCTTGACGGAACAGGTCGTCTCGGAACCACCCGAGCGGGTCAGGGCGTGGCGAACGCTTTCCATCCGATACGTTCCATCGACGCCGGGGTCGGCGCCTTCGAGGATCAGCGTGCCCTCGGCCTGCGCCGATGGATCGCAATCGATCCGGACAGTGCCGCTGCCGCCGTCGCGATCCGCCTTCGTTTTCTTGGCTGTCGCGCCATCCTTCGCGCTCGCCTGATCGGACGCCTCGAACCGGCCGAGGTCCATGACCTGCGGCGCACCGTCGCCGCTCCGGACCTCGACGTCCTCTTCCTTGAATCGGGCGGCCTTGCGGTCAAACCAGCGCAGACGTGCCGTCCCATGCTGCGGACGGCCGAGGTTCGGCGAAATGTCCCATGCGATCAGGTTATCGCCCCAGACGGCGCGAATGGTCGGCAGTGCAGTTCCGGACGCGGCCCGGCCATCGCCGCGCCGGACAAGCGCCGCCTGGTCGCCCCGAACCTTGAAGGTCGCACCGAATTCCTCGGCGAGGACCTGGCCGAGATGGAGGAAGCTGCGACCGCCCGCCGCCCAATAGTCGCGCCGGATCGCGCCGAGCGCGGCATCGATCTTGATCCCCTTCAGGCCCGCCCGCTTCGCAGCGTCCTCCATGAACTCTTTCAGCGAGACGTCGTCCTTATGGAAGTCGAGCCGTTGCTTGGCCTTTCCTTTCGGATCGAAGCCCTTGCAGGAGATCGAGAACACCCTGCCCTGACCGCGTGCGCCGCTGGAGCGCGGCTCGTCGGTGAAGCCGTCGAACGAAAGCAGGTGATCCAGATAGATCTGGATCGGCGTGCCCTTTTCTGGAAAAAGCACCTGCCCCTCGGTATTGTCGAAGCCGAGCTCGGCCGTGTCCGACGAGGTGCCGGCCTTGTCCATGGTCTCGATCGACGTCAGCACCGGATTCCAGCGATCCGTCATCTCCCGGCCGCCGATCACGACGCGCCAGGGCATTGCCCAAGCCATGGCGGCCTCTCAATCAAACAGTGAGATGGGCTGGCGCAGCGCCGGCCGGGCCGCCTGCGGGCGATCCGGCAGGAGCAGCACGGCGCCGACGGGCAGAACGCTTCCGAGGTCGGCGAGGCCGGGATTGGCCGCGAGCGTAGCCTCGACGAGCTTTTGCCCGGCACGGCCGTCGCGACGGTAGAGCAGGAGGTCGACGGTCAGGTTGTCGCCGGCAATCGTGACGGTGTCGGCCATGATTTCACCCAAATAGCGAGAGCAGTTGATCGAGCTGGCTCATGATGCTGTCGCCACCCGGCGGCTCGACGCGCGTCAGCTTGATGTCGTGACCGATCTCCTGCCCGACGCCGCCCGGAGCGAGCGACGCGTGGCTCTCCCTGATGGAGTCGATCCGCATCCAGCCCAGCACCGTACCGTCGCCACGAAGCACGAAAACGGGCTCTTGTGCCCGCATCTGCCCCCACATGGCGTCGAGGGCCGGGCGGCCGTCGCCGCCGCGGGTAAAGGGCAGGACCTTGCCCTTGAGCTGCAGCGTTTCCGTTCCGACGCCGACGGCCTCCGAACCCTTGCGCCGGCCGAGCAGGTCCTTGTCGGCATAGTCGGCGGCGCCCTCGCGATCGACGGCGTCGACATTGAACGGGCGCACGCCGACCGAGACGGCGCCGAGCTGAAACAGCATGATCAGTCTCCGTCCGCATGGATGCCGCGCATCGTCCGGCCGACGACGCCGGTCGAGCGGGAGGCGGCACCCGCCGCCGCGCCGCCGACATTGTCGAGCACGCTGCGGAGCTGGTTGACGCGCGCGATGGCGTTATCGATCTGCGAGGTGTCGACCTTCGGCCGCGCCGTGATCTCCAGCGCCGATTGGATGGTTTCGCCGGCGCTCTTCGCCTTCGCCTCGGCCGTATCGAAGATGTCGTTGAAGTCCTTCAGCACTGGCACGGCCTTCGGCAGCGAGGAGGGGCGCGCCGGCGGCAGCGTCATCGTCACCGGCACGGCACTCGAAGGCTGCATGCCAGCGCCATGAGGACCGAACCCGAAGGAGACCAGGCCCGGCGTGATCGGGCCGGGCCTCTCGTCCTGCCGGCCGCTCATGCGCGTGTTCAGGCGGTTCCGGGCCGCCTGATTTTCGGCAAGGCCGAGCACCGCCTCGTCGCGCGCCTTGCGAGCGGAGATCAACCCCTCACGCTGGCCGCTGAGTGCGCCGAGCACCGCTTCCAGCCGGTTGTTCCGAGCCGACTTGCCTTGCGGTTTTGACCAGTCGATCTCGCGCGCCGTCTTCTCGATGTCGCGATCGAGCTTTTCCAGCATGTCGTCATAGGCCTGACGCTCCAGAAACTCGCGGCGCGCATCGACCAGGCGCCGCGTATCGTCGTCATAGTTGCCGCGCTCGCCGGACTGCATCTCCTGCCGGGCGATGATGTCTCCATTGTAGAGCTTAGCCCTGTCCTCGATCGCGTTGAACGTCGCGTTCTTTCCGGAGAAGATTTCGTCAATCTTCTTGTCGATCGGCACGATGATGTCGGAGACCAACGTGCCGAGCTGGCGCATGCGGCGCTCATAGGCATTGGCCAGGCGGTCGAGGCGGGCCTGCACGTTGTCGGTGACCTTGGCGAGATCGTTCGCGACGGTGCCGCCGGCGGTCGCTCGAATAGTGCCGGACAGCTTCTGCCACTCGCCGCGATAGGTCATCACGGCGCGGACGCCGCGAGCAAATTCCATATCGTTGATCAGTTGCGGAATTTTCGAGAGGTCGCCCTTAAGCGCCGTGTGCGTCAGCTCTTCGAAGACTTCGACCAGGTTGCGACCCTCTTTCCGAGCCTTGTCCATGGCCTTCGGCAGGTCCACACCGAACTTCTTGAAACGCTTTGCCGTCTCCTCCGACATCATCTTCTGCAGGACGTTCTGCATCGAACCCGCGGCTTCTTCCGACGTGCCGGAGCCTTTGCGCATAATCTGGAGCATGGACACCAGATCGCGCAGCCCCTCCTCGCCCCTGAAACCGGCCGCCGCCGCCGCCGGCCCAAGGCTCGGCAGATAACGCGCCATGTCCTTCAGCTCGAACTGCCCGGCCTTGCCGCCGGCGGCCATGATGTCGAAGGCCTTCTGCATTTCGGCGCCGGCAATCTTGAAGTTCGATCCGACGCTGTCGGCCGTCTTCGCGATATCCTCAACCTCGGCATCTGCGGCGGAGGCCGTCCGCGTGACAGCGGGCAGGAACGCCATCGAATCCTCAAGGGTCCGACCCTGCGCGACGAGCGTGTTGAGGCCCTGCACGACCTTCGTGTAGGGAACGGCCGCCTCCTGCGCGATCGAATAGGCCGTGTCGCCGACCTTGGTCAGCGCCGCGGCGCTCACATCGGCCGTGACGCCGATCCGCGTGATGGCCCGCTCGGCTTCCGCGCCCTTGGTCACCGCACTCTTCAGCGCGTAGGCAGCCACGACCGGCCCGATATAGCTTCGCGCCAGTGGGACAATGCCATAGCCGCCTGAACCGCCCGATCCGGCCGAACCCGCACTCGCGCCGGCGCGCGCCGCCGCGGTGCCGCGAGAGCGGCCGGCCCTGTCGCGCTGCGTCTGGACATTGCGCAGCGCCGCGATGTTGGCCCGCTCCCATTCCTTGACGCCGCGGACCTGGTCCTTCGTCCATTTGCTCGAATTGGCAGCAAGCCCCTGCGCCCGGCTGTAGCTCTGCCAGGCCGCCGTTACGCGGTCGATTTCACGGGCTCCAGCGCCGAGACGCTGGAGCTGCGTCGCCATGCGTTCGGACAACCCCGCCTTCGAAGCGACGGCGAGCGCGCGGGTCTGCTTTTCGGCAAGCGCCAGAGCCTTCGAGATGCGCCCGGCCTTGCCGCTGACGTCGTCGACGAGACGGACGACCAGCGAGGATGTCAGATTGCCCATGTCAATCCTCCGCCGGCTTCAGCCTGCCGCTGGCGAGGCCGTGCCGAAGCCACCAATCCAGCTCGCTCAGGGATGCTCGCCCGAAGCTTCCTGCGTCGAACCATCGGAGGGCGCCGACGAGGCAGTCTGCGCGGTTTTCCAGCCAGCCCGCCGCGCGTCCCCGAAAAAATCGAGCACGGCGTCCTTGAGGCGCATGCCGTCGGCCAGGCCGACGCGGTCGAGCGGCAACCCGGCCGGCTCGGCGATGACGAGCGAAAGATAGGTCGCGATGGCCGCACCGTCCTCGATGCTCACCATCCGGCCATCGGCGGCGTGCGTCTGGATATAGGGCTCGCCATGCGCCATAAACTCGGCAGCGTTCGGCTCGCGCAGCATGACATGCGTGATCGTCCGACCGTCATAGTCGATCGGCGTGAGCAGGGTGATTTTCTTCATCTTGGCCTCTGAGGGTGGATGGGATGTCGTCATATGAGGCCAGCAGCGCGGTCACGGGCGAGAAGACAATCCACCGGGCGTTCCTGCACTGGATCGGCTATGTGCCGGCCTTCGCCCTCGCGCTCTTCGCGATCTGGCTTTCGAGCCTGGTCTGGATCGCCGGGCTCCTGTTTGCAGGCGCCGCCTATATCTTCGCCGCTCATGCCATCCGGCAGTTCTGCACCGAGATCGTCGTCACCGACCGTCGCCTCATCTACAAGACGGGGCTGGTCAGCCGTGACACGGTCGAGATCGGCGCGAGCAAGGTCGAGGGCGTCGAGTTACGGCAGGGACTGCTGGGGCGTCTGCTCGGCTATGGCGATCTGAGCATTCGCGGCACCGGCATCGGCACCGTGGCGCTGCGCGGCGTCGCAGAGCCCGTCGCGCTGCGGCGAGCTCTGGCGGCACGCTGAGCGGCCTTAGCCGCCGAGGGCGTTCCGCACCTCGGAGAACCACGAGATGCCGCCGGAACGGCCCTCCATCTCGACATCGTCCCAGTACCACAGCTCCTTTCCGTCGAGGATCAGCTCGTAATGGGTCACCTCGTGGATCGCATGGTCGCAGCCGAGGATTTCACCGACAGCGAATTCGTCAGGCGTCCATTCGGCGATCACGCCCTCGATGATCGCCCGGAAAGGCAGCATGCCGCCGCCCTGCTTCTTGCGGACGGCGCCGGAGAACACCCACTTGTCATGCTGCCCCGCCGCGAAGCCGAAGCGGGTCAGCACGTCGATATCGATGCCCTTGACGCTGAATTTCGGCTCCGGTGCATCGATCTGCGGGAAGACGTGGTTGACCGTGCCGATGCCGCCGCCGGGCGTGTGCTCGGCCCGCTTCCGCACGATCGAGGGCAGCACCAGTTTCGAGATCGTCCGAGCCCGACTGCTTTCGGGCTCGTCGGCACGGCGGACATCCACCGCTTCGAAGATGTAGAGAGGTTGCGTGACGGCCATGACGGCGCTCCTGATCGAGGATGACGGTTAGGGGAAGCCGCGCGAGGGTCAGCCCCGCGCAAGCTGCAGGTCAGGCCGCGGCGGCGAGCCGCGAAACGATCGTGGTGATCAGTTCGTCGATGGCCGGGCGGTAGCGGCGCTGCTCGATCTCGGCGACGCGGAACACCGGGCCGGGCTCGATCTTCGGCACCACGCGCAGCCGGCCGAGCCGGATCGTCTCGGGACTGTTGCCAGCCGTCGGGAACTCCAACGCGTAGCCGAGGATATCCTTGAGCGCCTTGTGGTCGCGCAGCATGAACTTGATGCTGTTGAGCCAGGCTTCGACAACATCGGCGTCGATCTTCTTGCCGAGAAACTGCCTGGTCAGCCGCAGCGTCTTGACGGTGAGGTAATCGGCGCCACGCACCTGATGGAACTGCGCCCAAAGATCACCCTCGGCGCAGGACTCGGTGCCGATATAGATATAGCCGCCGTCGGCGATGGCGGTATCGACCCCCAGCTCACCCTGAATCACGACGCCGATGTCGGCCGCCAGCAGGAGCTGCCCCTCCGTTGCGCCGTCGGTCAACGAGAACGAGATCGGGCGGTTGATGCCGACGATCCCGTAGATCGGCTGGTTGGCGATCGGATGGAAGGGCTTCCCCTCATGGGCATTGTCGCTGCGGATCATCAACCCGATGATGCGCGACGACATCGGGCGCGTGACGATAGCACCGTTTTCCAACACCCGGGCCGCGACGCCGACAGGGATGATACGGTCGGAATTCACGGTCTCCCGCCAGGCTTCTGCCGCCTGCCGCGACGAGGAGGGCGCATCGACGATCGCGACGGCGAGCAGGCCGCCGAGCACTGCCGGCGCGGCCACGATCACCGGGTTGGCTAGGAGTTCGACCGTCGCCGTCGCCGTCGCCCCACTACCGGCGCCGCCCGAGATAGCAAGCGTCGGCGCCGAGGTGAAATCATAGCCGCCGTCGGTGATCACGATCGACTCCAGCACGCCGGTCATGGTCGCGGTCGCGGTCGCGCCGGTGCCGTCACCCGAGATCATGACGTCCGGCACCTCGTCATCCGCGTAGCCGTGCCCCTTGTCGGTGATCGTGATGGCGGTGACGGCACCGGTGGTAACGGTCACCGTACCGGTCGCCGCCTGGCCGAGGCCGGAGGTCGGCGGGGTGAAGGCCACGGTGGCAGTGGTGTAGCCCGTGCCGCCGGCACCGACCTCGGCGGAGGTCACGCCTTTCGAGATCGTCGCGGAGAACGCTGCCCCCGTTCCGCCACCGCCGCTTGCCGTGATGCTCGGAACCGAGGTGAAGCCGCTGCCACGCGCCGTGATCGCCACCGAGGCGACGCCGGACGGCTGCTGCGCGGTATAGCCCGGAAAGCCGACGATGCGCGGCGTGGCATTGACCTCCGACGGAGCGTCACGCAGCACGTCCAGACCGGCGATGATGTTGCTGAAGGTCTGCATCAGCTTGGCCGAGGCGGAACCAGTTGCCCCTTCGGCGACGCGCACGACGATGCAGTCCGCAGCGACACTGAGAGGGCCGAGCTGATCGTTCACCGCCCGCACGGCATCAGCAAGATAGCCGGTTCCCAGCTTGCCGGTGAACGCCTTGTCGTTCGTCGAGAACCGCACCGCGGTCAACAGCGGGAACACAAGGGGGTCAGCGTCGGCGCTGGTGGAAACGAAGGCGCATTTTGAGAAATCAGCGCCGAGTACAGGCAACGGTTCGTCATCGGGCCGGCTCGTCGTAATACCGAACACAGGTGCAGTCATGGCTCTCTCCGGAAGCTCCAGGGCAAAAGAAAAGGCGCCCGGAATGGGCGCCTGGCGGCACATCGAAACTTCGACTGAATGGTCATCGCCATCCGTGGCGGCCGGCCCTCAGATCAGGGTTGCGGCCAGGCGACCTCGACCGAAAGCGCATCTTCGGCGCTGACAGCAGCGTCGATCGCCAGCTTCGCGCCGAGGCGCACGGCCTCGATCGCGGCGCCGATCGCGAGCCACTGCTGATAGGCCGCGCGCACGACGTCGCCGACCCCGGCGAGCGTTTCCGCCGTGATGCCGATCTCGGCCGCGAGAAGCGGGTAATCGGCCGGGTCAGCGCCTTCCGGGACCAGAGCGAGACGCCGCGCTTCCTCGGCCTTCGCCTGATAGGTCATGGCTTGGCCAGCGCCGGCGGTGATGTATTTCAGGCGTTCCTGCTCGGCCGCCGCGTCGATGCCGGCCTTGAGGCTGGCTTTCAGCTCGGCAAGGTCGATGGCGGGCACAGCGGGCGCCTCGAAAGACGATCCGACCCGCCGCCATCCCGGCTCGACGTCAGGCGGGCAGGCATGCCACTCGCCCGGGAAGTCCGGATGGAAGGCTTCCGCCGGCGTAACCTCCGGCGCGGGAGCCACCCAGATTTCAATGACTGCATCGCTGACGACGCGCGCATAATGCTGGGTCATGGTGCTATCGGCGCGGCGTAGGTGATCTGCACCCGGCCATTGCCGCCCTTCTGTCCGCTGTAAAAGTTGTTGTACGAATTGCCGGCCGCGCCGCCCCCGGGCTGGGAGCCGCTGTTGCCTTGCTGGCCACCTTGTGCGCCATTGGCACCGTTGCCGCCCGGCGTCCCGATCCCACTGGCCATGCGCACGAAGGCTCCACCGCCCGGAACGACGATCTGGGCGCCCGATGCTGACGTGCCACCGGCACCGGGCGACAGACTGGCATTGCCGCCGCCGGCTCCGCCGCCTGCCGAGATCAGCGCGCCACATGAGGTCGTGCCTCCGGCAAGGCCAGAATTGCCGCCTGCGTTCGACGACGCGCCGCCTGTGCCGACCGTGATCGTGTGCGTCTGGCCGGGCGTGACGGCCTTGTAGGCAGCCGCATAAGCGCCGCCACCGCCGCCATAGCCGCCCAGAGTGGAGTTATCGCCGGCTCCACCGCCTCCGCCTGCCCCCCAACATTCGATGAACGCATATTTCACGCCCGCCGGGACGGTCCACGAGCCCGAACTGTCGAAGGTAACAACGACGAGGTTGAAGCCATCGGGCACATGCTCCGGCGACACGAAGGCCGGAACGTCGGATCGCGCCGTGACCTCGTCAGCGGTCGCCCTGCGCGCGAAGCCGAAGGCGGTTTCGGTTGCCGCCGCACTCCCCCACCCGGTCGCCGTACGCTTCAGGAAACGTAGAGCGTTGGCTTCGTCTGCGCTCTGATCGCAGACTATGTGGCCTTCCGGCGCCGCCGCCAGAGCCCACACGCCGACCCATTGGGCCAGTCTGTGGGCAAAGCCAGTCCAGGCGCCAGTCGGTGCGGCTCCGATGATATAGGTCGCACCGAAAACCGGAGCGCCCGGCGGCGCGTTCTCGACCCCGTCAACGGTGAGCCAGAAGGGCCGAACATGGCGGCCGATATTCACTTGGGCGACAGGATCGATGACGACGGTAATGGCGCTTGGATTGGCGACCGCGAGCTTCAGCCGGTAGGTGACGTCATGCGCCTGCCCGGAGGATGGCGGCGGCTTGTAGCCGTTGCCGCAGCGCGCGACGCCGATCAGCGTGCCGGCGGCGTTGAAGAGACCGACCTCGGCGACGTTGAAGCCGTGAGACGGACGGGCCGAGCCATCAGGCGTGTCGGCGGGGATAACCGCATCGACCACGATGGCACCGGCGACCACCGCGACGCTGGCGATCGTTGCGCGGTATTTCTCGTTGACGAGTGCGACCTGCGCTTCGTTGGGATTGTAGGGCACGCCGTTGGCGTCACCCCAGGCGACATGGGTGAGGACGAGATCGGCGCCGCCGCCGAGATCGGCGATGATGGCGTTGCGGCCGGCCGTGGTGGTGAGCAGTCCGGTGGTCATGGCTGGGCCTCGACGGTG